CTAGTGTGTCTCAGCACATCAAATATTATTCTTCCACCTGCCTTCATACGAAGGTCCTTACTGTCCTTTGGTGGAGTGTACCCATAATTACTACCATCACGATTTAGATGCGAGCAATACGAGCTTCATTCTTTGTTGATGCAACTAACCCTTGCACGTATGCAGTGTCTTCACTTGCAACAAATATGCGGCTCTTATGAAGCGACGTTATAAGTTCGACCTGATTAGACGAAAGCATTTCCATGTCATCTGGATTGCCAGAGGCTAAAGCCGCCCTAAATTCAACTACGTTTCCGTCCGCAGCTGCTTGAACAATAAAAGGACGGAGCAATTCTTGGCGATCGGATTTGATTGCCGAGTCCATTTGTTCCCGCGTAATGCTGTTATTTAGAAATTGGTTCTGGATGTTATCCACTAGCGAATCATAGCTTAACGTGGATGATCCAACTGCGCCATTCACGCCAAGGGTAGAGTCCTCAGCAAATCCAATAGCTACAACATTACTTGCAGATGTGATGGTTGCATAAGATGTGTCGCCATAGCTTATAACTGCGGCCCTTTGTGCGGCCTCCGCCCTCGCAGACGCAATTGCAATCTGGTCTCGCTCAACTTGATTGTAATCAACAGCTACTGTGGCGCTGTGTCCAAGTATTTGTTCTTTGTTGTCTCGCGTAATGTAGCCAAGAAGGGGAGTTAATACTTCTTTTACTTCTGGACTTAGGCCAGCGCCTCTAGCCCCATTTGTACGAATGAATAAATCAACAGCATTGCGCTCAACGGATGTGTTTACCATTGTGTGAACAAACTCAACAGCACCCCTTGCGGCTGCGCCATTGATCTTTGAGGTCGCCGCATCAGAAGCGCCCTGTCTTAGCAGCCCAGCGAGAGTACCATTTTTAACATTGGTCCCTTCTGAGGCTGCAATATTCGCTGCGGTCACAAAGTCTCCGGCCAAGGCAGCTGCGTAAGCATTATCAGCACCAAGATCTACCCCAGCAGAAATAGAAGCAGCGGCGTTAGCCCTAGCACGGACGCGCACCCGATTCTTAATGTTAATCATTTCAGACGCTAGCCGCGCCTCACCATCCTCAACTATCAATTGCTTGTATCGACCTTCAGCGTTTTCGCTCATGGCAGCAATATACTGGCTCATTGATCGATCATAGCCGGATGGATCATACTCGTACTTAGATGCCATCTCGGATGATTTAAGCTGCAACTCTTGAAGCATAGAGCTTTCGTACCGCTTATTAACCACTCGCTGATATGCGTCAGTAGCGATAGACCCAAACCCTTCTGGTGCTGCAAACGCTTCCGGCTTGCCGCTTTCGGGATTTATTGTCGTTAGTCTTTCAGTCTGCACACCAAGGGCTGTATCGATACCACGTTGCTCGGCTTGCTTTGAGGCTTCAGCAAACGTGCGCTCCGCAATCTGACCTGCATTCCGGCTAATGGTTTGCCACAACTCTTGCTCGCCGCTAGCTACTCTGCGGACACCAACTGGCTGATTGAAAACCTGTGTACGCTCTCTGATTACTGCCATGTTATATGCCCGCCTTTACTCGTTCGTATTGATACAGACCACTTGCAGCAGTTCCTGCCGCGCTAATTAGCGAAGAGGTTCTTGCGTTTTCACCAGCAGTACGTTGGGAACTAGACCTGCGCTTATACGCAGAAGACTGTGCAGCAGTTTGATCTGCAATGCGGCCAAGGTCTTGAGCGGCAACTTCTTTCTGCTTTGAAAGGAATGCCTCAATGGATCGGTCAGACCCAATGTCCCTGCCAGCAGCACTAAACATTGCAGTGTTTGCCTGCGTTGCCATGTCGTACTCATCGCGACGAGCAGCAGCTTGCTGCATTGCCGACACTTCATTCTGAGTGCGTTCAATTTCAGTGTCAAATGCAGCTGCATCGGCTTCTGCCTTCGCTGCCATTCCACCCATAATTTGGGAGCCAGCGCTTATAGCGGTACTAGCTGCCAGAAAAAATAACATTGCGCTCATTATACTACCAACTCCGAAATAAGGCCATTAACTTGTAGCGGCATTGGGCTGTCCTGCTCTATCGTAACCTGTGGATTTCGGCTGTAACCAAGAAGTCGAAACTCCTTGTTTCCGGTAAAGCCACTAGGCTCATTAAAGGTTCTGCCATTAACCTTAACGGACGTGATGTTGTTAAGGTTAAGAACAACAGAAGAAACTCCGCGAATCTGTCCGGTTGCAGGTCCGGCTCCGAGCGCAGCATCAACGGGGTTTGATACAATCTTAGCATCAAACTTCTTACCAACATAAAAGTTAGTGTAGTCGCTGTGCGCGGTTACTGTAATGTTTCCTGCGGTCACGGCAAAGGAGCCAAGATGCGCAGATGTAGTAGATGTATATCCAATCACATCAACAGTACCACTAGCGTAAACGCTGCTTACATCTAAAGTTCCAGTTCCGTAAGCAATATCTAGGTACGCATCTAGCCCGACTTCGCCAGTAAACTCAGAAAATACAGCTGCACCGGAATCAAGAAGAACACTCACAAACAGCCTGCTACCTACGGCACAAACGGACGTGAAGTTTCCGTTTGTAGATACGTGAGACCATGCTGCTCGCTTTTCTGATCGGCTTGAACTAAACAAAGACATGCTGCCGTCGCCCATAACCATCGCAGCGTAGGATTGAGACTGCTCGAATCCAGAGTGTACTACTGCCAAATCAACTGGGTTATTTGTTATGTGGCTAGCAAGTGAGGAGATAGAGGTCGCAGTATACGCATCTTCAGAATCTGTGTAGACATACTCACGTACAGACCTGCCTCCCCTTTCGGAAAAGATCGTTGCTCCATCAATGGAAGCGGGCTTAACAAAGGAACAGCCATACGGAGTCTGACGCCTAATTTGAGCGTTGGTTGGGGTCATTGCTTGGTTTAGGTACGTCGGAACATAAAGCTCGTCGGACAACGTAAAGACCTGCAAGTCCCTGTTTGATATCAAGTATCGGATTTCATTAACATCACCAGTTGCAGCAACGAGATTGATTGAATCAGTATCGGCGGCTTCGCCTACATCAAAGTTAAAGAACTCACCAATCTTACTCATCCAGATAGTGTCTGGTTCCGCAATCGTACCCGCAAAGCATAATCTGTTTTCATGGAAAGTTACTGCGGCAGGGTATCCACGCGCGGCAGAGAATGATTGCTCATCCCAGTTGTCGGTGGGTGCATGGCTTCCAATACTAACATAGCCGCCACCGTCTTCTGATACGTTTGCAGCCCCTCCGGCTTGAAAGCTGTATGTATTTTCATCAATGATAGCAAAAACTGTTCTTCCGCCGTTAAGGCTGGCAGTGTTTATCCCGCCAACAGCAGATGCGCCGCTTACTGTAATTGCCTCGCCCCCACCAAAGCCATGAAGCAGCTGAGTCACCTCAACCTTATTGCTGCCATCGGCTGTTCTAAGAGGATTAAGAACCCCCAAGCGCAATTTAAGAGTGTCAACGATACTTCCAGTTACCTGCGTTGCTGACTGAAAGCTGGTAATAGTAATCTCGTCTTTATGGTAACGAATTACAGAACCGACGTGGCTTGCCGTAAAGTAATCGGCGCTTGCAACAAGCGTAACTCCGGTGCCAGATACAGCGCTAGGATTAAGCGTAACGCCCGCGCCATGAAACCTAGTGTAAGGCTGGTAGATAACCTTGTTATCGATCCGAGTATCAAAGCTAAATGTTGATATGTTAAATGCCGTTAAGCTTGTTCGCGTAAGTAAACGCGGCGCAAACAGAGGGTGGCAAATAAACATAACATCGCCATACTGAGCGGTTGTGTATTGATTTATGTAGTCCTTATCAAACGGCAGTGGCGTTGAATCCGCATACGGATGATTTTCCTGCGTGATTGTACTAACAAGTATTAGACCGCCAGTAGCATTAAGGTAATAGCAAAGCACATACCCATCACCAATCGCAATAACGTATTCCTCGTTGTCATCAAAGACAAAGGGGGAGAGGTGTACGGTCTTATCTGTTTGCAAGTTGGTAGCCTGATGCTTTAATCCCGTGCGTTTCTTAACCGCTCCAGAGGACAGGACTATCATATTCTGCAAGCTTTGAGCAGAGGATGCGTAAACAGGACTATCGGTCCGCATTATTGTCGAAGGACTAATCTCTCCGTACTGAAAGCTATTCTGCGGTACTAGGACTTTCTGCATTAACTACGCCTTTGCGCTATAAACCTTGAGGTATTCAGCTTGCGAGTTGTCTGCTGCTGAGAATCTAGGCGTCGAGCCTTAGTCATTTGACGCTCTGCCTGCTGATCCATAATGGTAGACAGTGAAGCATCCCGTGCAATCGAAATCGCCAGCATCGAAGCCACAAGAAACTCTACGGCAAGCGTAAAGTAAGGAGGCCATTCCGACTCAGTAGGCCGGAAGATGTAATCAGCTACTAGCTCTTCAGAAGCGCCTGCATCGCAGAACACCTTGTCGCCGTAAGTATCGTATTCAATAGGTGAGTCGTTGACAGTAACGGCACTCAGCATGAGAATGTCAGATGGTTTTTGATATGCAGCGCTGAATCGCCCAGTGGGTTCAGCGGCTAGTCGGTTTAGAACCTGCTGCTTAGAGGCAAAGCGCCACCGTGTATTTGTTAGCGCGGCGCGAGCAACGTCTTCGTATAGGGCGTCAACAACATCCGACTCGGCTGTGCCTTCATCAAAGCTAGAAATAGGAGAACCGCCCATGAGGACGGAAGCGCGTGAACATACTTTGATGGCTGTGTTAGCTGGCATCTATATAACCCCTACTGTGAGTAAAAGGGGGAGGCTTCCCTCCCCCAATTCTTTAGTTGTTGTCGAGGACTTCGTAGATACCATTTGAGTCGATGGCGATAGAACCCATAGACATCATGGAGGTTGCAAGGTGAGCAGCCTTTTCAGCGACGTAGTTAACCTCGGTTGATACATCAGCGTTGATGCCCAGACCGATTGCCGACGTGTGGTATGCAAAGTTCTTGCCACCAGCAACAGCAGACGTTGAGAAAATCTTGAAGCCCAAGAACTCTTTCATTGTCATGCCGCCAGCAAACGGAAGATTTTGCGGACCAACGTAGTCACTTGATGCAAACTCATCGATCAAGAACAAGTCAGCGTAACCAGCAGGGGACATAGCGAGATAACGCTGCCCATCTTCTGGAACATCAGCCGTACCCATTGTTTGGAACAGTGACAGCAGGTCAGCTTTGGTAACAACAGTAGAAACCGTACCAATCTGAGTTGAGTTTGCACCAGCATCCAGAGCAGCAATAACAAGCTCATCAGTCTTGCGACCAAGTGCGCCAGCTGCGGAAGTTGCAACTGCCTGACGCTCGTTAATGTTAGTCTTCAGCTCATCAAGCTTGTCGATGTACTCGGCTGCGTAGAAGTCAGCCATTGTTGCTTCGACGTTGGTGTGTGCAAGTTCCATCGCGGTTACGTTGCCGTTACGCGCTTTAGTTGATGCAGTGCCTGCGCCGATTTTTTGGAAGCGAGCAACAGAACCACTAACATTGGTGGAACGTACTGTGTTGCGAAGTTTAGACCCAGCGCGTTGATACGCCATGTGAACTTCTGTTTCAAACTGCTTTACGAAAGCAGCGTCAATTGTGTTAGCCATTGGAAATCATCCTATAAAGTTTCAAGCATACGGGTGTCCATTACTTCACTTTAACAAGGGTATCCTAACGGGCCTCTCAGTGCATCACGGGCCGTGATTCGCCACTATAAGCATCTTTCATGCTAGGATTGCAACGCACAAAATTGATGTATTCGTGATTATTGGTGTCATTCATGGTGGAAACCACCTCAAATCCCAGCCACAACGCCCAATTCAGCATGGCTTCATGCTCTGAAAGGATCGTCATTGTCATTCGTGGGTGAAACTTATCGAACAGTTTAACTAAAGTTTTTGATCCACGCGCAATGGGAATAAAGTTATCCCTTATGTTTCCAGAAAACATAGCAAACATTTGAGGGTCATCATCCTTGCCGCCGTGAAACAGACCGCCCACACAGGAATAGACGCATCCATCCCTGCGGGCGATATAGCACTCAGCGCTAGAAACCATCTCTTCGATGCCTTCCTTAACGCTAGAGTAGCCAAGGAGTTTTAACTCCCTAGCGCTTTCAATGCTTAGATGCTTAACAATCTCTGGAACGTCACTGGCAGAGGCAGGGACCAATCGATAAGAACCTCGCTGGATAACTTCACTTTGCATAAAGCTTCTTAAATCCAGCCTCTACTTTTTTGACATACGCCGGATCGTTCTTGCTCCAGTAACGTGGGTCTTGCATCATCTCGCGCAAATCATCTTCGTTTGTACCCGATACAGAGTCGGCACTGCCGGAGAATGATCCGTCCTTTAGCGCCTCTTGAATTGCTTCAAGTGCAATGATTCCCTCATGGCTTTCGCACATGCGTTCAATAGCTGGCATTGCTTTCTCAGGAAAGAACTTGGTGGCAAACATAGATGCCGCTTGAATGCGGTCATTTGCATTCTCGCCAAGTTGAGCAGCCTCTGCTTCAAGATCAGGTTCAGAACCAGAAAGAGCTTGGGCATACATCTCAATGCCCTTTTCAAACTTGTCTTGCCCGTATCCATTCTCAAAGGAATGCTCAGACCACCACTGCAATAACTCGCTGTCAACAGAGCCTTCCGTGTCAACGGAATCAGGAAGCTGGTACTCGCCC